ACAGCAGTAGTAAACAAAGAACCAGGCGTCGTGAACGGGGAAGCTGGTAAATTCACCATCGCTCCCGAGGTTCTCGCATGGGGCAAGGGCAAAATCGGCGACAGCTTCGAAAAGCTCGCCAACGACAATCCAGATTTTTACAAAATGGCGACGTCCTACCGCGAGACAGAAAAATTGCTCGGCGGCGACAAGCTTCCTCTCCCGAAAGACCCGAACGACACCGAGGCATGGGGCCAGGTATACGATAAGCTCGGGCGCCCGAAAACGGCGGCTGAATATAAGATCCCACTCAAAGAGGGTGAAGATCCGAGCATGGTCAACTGGGCGAAGGGCGTCTTTCACCAAGCCGGCCTGTCACAAAAGCAAGCCGAGAAGGTCGGAACGGAGTGGAATGGCTTCGTTGAAAAGGTCATCGCCGAAACTGACCGCCAAAACGGCGAGAAGGCCGCTGCCGATCTCGCCGGCCTGCAAAAGGATTGGGGTAACGACTTCGAAGGCAATAAGGTCGTCGCCACGAAGGCATGGAACGCCCTCGCATCCGAACTCGGCATCTCCCGCGACAAGCTGGACGCCCTGCAAGAGGTTTTCGGTGTCCGTGACGCTATGCGCCTGTTCGAGAAGATCGGCACCAAGCTCGGCGCGCGCGAGGACACGTTCGAAACCGGCAGCAACCGCGGCGGCACACTCTCCGTCAGCAAAGAGCAGGCGCAAAAGACGAAAGATCAGCTTCTCGCTGATCCCGAGTTCGCGCTGCGCTACAAACAGAAAGACCACAGCGCCGTGCAACGCCTTCAAGAGCTTAATTCCATCATCGGCGGTCAATAATGGGAAAACATCACGGTTTCGCCCACGATCAGGTAAAGGGTCGCCCTCTTGCTGGGCCTGAGCAGGAAGCGCCCGATGACGGCACACGCGCAGAACCCGGACCGGTTCCAACCCTGTCACAGGCAGAAACCCAACAAATCCGCCTCAAATGCCTTGAAATTGCTGGAAAAACAAGCCCTGACATCAATCAGGTTTTGGCGGCGGCGATTATCATGGAAAAATGGGTGTTGACGGGAAAATAAAAGTGTGGTGGTATGAGAATACCACACGGCCCTTTTCTAAAAAGATTAGCGCACTACAGTCGCCCTTTTGAAAAAAGATTAGCCATTGAGTTTAAAAACTTAATTAGCTTTTCATCAACTTTCAAAGGGGCATAAAAATGTCATACCAAATTCCATCCCAGTATATCCTTCAATACGACGACGAGATGCGCCTCGCGTACCAGTTTGAAGGCTCCAAGCTGCGCGGCAAGCTTCGTGCATCCACTCATAGCGGTATGGGCGCTTCGCCTGCCGACTATGTTGGCCCGATGCTCGCCAACGACAACCCCGCCCGTTTGGCTTCCACGCCGAACAACAGCGCGACGGTTGTTAGACGCTGGGTGTACCCCAACTATTTCGACGTCGGCACCGTGATCGCTCAACAGGACTTGACGCGCGTTTTCAACGGCGGTCAGCTCCAGTCGGGTTATTCCGAGGCTCAAGGCAAGGCGATGGGTCGTAAGGTTGACGACTACATTCTCGCCGCATTTTTCGCAACGTCTGTTACGGGTCAAACCGGCACAGGCACAACGGCATTCCCATCCGGGAACATCGTCGCTGATAACTTCGGTCTTGCTGCCGCCGGTGGTATCACCGTCGCTAAGCTGATCGAAGGCAAGCGCATTTTGCAAGCCGGTGGTGTCGATATCGAGAGGGTCAAGCTGCATTGCGCGATCACCTCAACCGATCACGCTGCGCTCTTGAAGCAAATCGAAATTCGCTCCAAGGAATACAATGACAAGGCGGTTCTTGTTGACGGTTTTGTCACAAGCTACCTCGGCATCAACTTCACGCATATCGACTTCCAGAACGCGACATACTACCCGAACGCCGCCGCCGCGATGGTTAACGCCGTCGGTGCCGGTGAGCGTCTGGTTCCGCTGTGGGCTGAGGACAGTATGTATCTCGGTGAGTGGGGGCCGATCAGCCTCCGCGCGAGTGAACGTGCCGATCTGTCATACGCATGGCAGATGTATAGCTTTGGTGAATTGGGTGCTACCCGCCTTCAAGAGGCCGGTGTCGTTCAAATTCTCTGCGCTTAATCAACTAGAATAAGGAGTAACATAATATGGCTACAACCCTCAACATGGATCCCTATTCTGGCTTGTTGACCTCGCCTCAAACGCTGGTCGGCCCGGATAAGGGTTATGGCGGCAAGCTCGTCGGTTTCACAGCCGTCGGCACCTTCGCCGGTCAGGGCGCCACGGCAACGTGGAGTGCCTTTAAAATCCCAGCAAGCTACATCTTGCTCTTTGGTGTGATCGCCGTTGACACGACAACCGGTTCCACAACCGTCGCTGTCGGGGTTGCCGGTGATACCGCAAGGTACAAAGCTGCCGCCGCGATGACCACGATCAATACGCCGATACTGTTCTCCAGTAATATCGCTGCAACGTCGCCGCTTCAAGTCGATCCGCCTGTTCCGATGGGCGCCGACACCGTGGTTCTGGTCACGCTTGCTGCCGCAACGCTGCCGTCTTCCGGTACGCTGCAAATTACCGCTGTGTGCATGGCTACTTGATACTGTTCCTTCCTTGGGTTAAACTGGGGCAGGCTTAAAAACCTGCCCCATTTTTTAGGAGAAAAACATGACCGCAAATCTTTTGACCTACGAGATCAGCTACGACACCCCCGTGCAAGAAAGCAACGTTACAGAAACAAACGTTGCCGCGACGTTCCCGACTGGTTTCACGGCAAGCGGATCGGTCATGCTGATTATCGACCTTAGTCAGCAAGGCTCAAAAGATGCGGCTATCCGGGCTGTTACAATTCTCCAAAAATATATTGACCAGAGTGTGAAATTCTTAAAATAAACGGTGAGGTGATATGTCGTCACAAACTGACATATGCAACATCGCTTGTGTTCTGCTCGGCGATCAAACCATTGTAAGCATAAACGACCTGACGAAAAGAGCCCAAACGCTCAAGTCTATGTATGACGTTGTGCGTAAAGCCATGCTCAGAAAAAACGCATGGAAATTTTCCCTCCTTAAAGAGCAGATCGCCTCCATCACTCCGACGCTCCCCATACCGCCGCCATTCTCTCAGGCTTTTGCCATGCCTCCCGGCGATCAATGTCTCCGCCTGTGGGACATAGGCAACACCCGTCAGACGCTCGGATATTTGAACTACAGAACCGGCCTAGAGAAGCTTTACATGTGGCAAGGGAACACGATTTTCACCCAGCTACAGTCTCCGTTGTGGATCCACTACTCTCAGGACATAACTGACACAACGCAGTTTGACCCGTCTTTCGTGTGGGCCTTCGGCGCGCGGCTCGCTGACGTATGCTGCGAAACCATCACCCAAAGCTCTCAGAAGCGCGCGCAGGCACAGGCCGAGTATAAAAAGGCATTGTGGGAGGCTGAAACCACAAACGCTATCGAGCAACTTCCCGACGGCATGGCTGACGATAGCTGGACGCTGGGGAGACTGTAATGGCTAAAGCAAACCCCATTAAAAGCTCGTTCAACGGGGGAGAGCTTTCACCCCGCATGGCTGGGCGCGTCGATGAGGCGAAATATCACGCCGGCTGTTCTGTTCTTCAAAACTTCATCCCGACAGTGCAGGGGCCAATCATCCGGCGCGGTGGGACTTACTACGGCAATGAAGTGGACAACAGCGCAAACAGAACATGGCTCATCCCGTTCTTTTTGAATGTCACCCAGTCTTACATGCTTGAGTTCGGCGATCAGTATGTCAGATTTTATACCAACCGTGGCGCCGTGCTTGAAAACACGATAGCGATCACGGGGGCGTCACAGGCCAACCCCTGCGCGATCACCGCGACAAATAACTTCTCCAACGGGCAAAAGGTTTTCATCACCGGGCTCGGCGGCATGACGCAGCTTAACGGAAAATATTACCGTGTGCAGGGATGCTCAAGCTCGGGGTTCACGCTGACGGACACGGATGGGAACGCCATCAATTCCAGCGCCTTCACGGCCTATACAAGCGGCGGCACAGTGGCGCGGGTTTATACGTTGGCGACGCCCTATGCCTATGCCGATCTGACGGACGCAAACGGCAACTGTCTTTTGAAGTCAGAACTTTCGGAAGATGCTCTTTATCTTTTCCACCCGAAATATCCGACGCAGCAGCTTTCTTACTTTGCCGAGCTTGCCTGGACGATCACTCGGGCGCCGATAGTCAACGGGCCTTTCGGTGACATAAATTCAAATCAAAGTAGCCTCGTCTATATCACACCGACAACGACGGGCGTCACAGGCGCGGCGGCGACAACGACAAACTCGCAAAGCATCTCAGCCTTCTCCGCTGGAGCTGTCAGCGGTGCCGGAAATCTCATTCGCTTGACCGTATCATCTTCGTCAACTTTCGTTACGGGTATGCCAATGAAGGTTGCCGGCGTGACGGGAACGGGCGCAGCGAGCATAAACGGAAATTGGACGATCAATGTTGTCGATAGCACCCATGTCGATCTTATCGGATCGGTGTGGGCAAGCGGCATGTCAGGCGCAAGCAGCGGGACAGTGGCATATCCGACAGGAACGATCCGCCTTACAGTGGGATCAACCACGGGATTTTCTACAGGAAATTCCGTCAATATCTGGCTCGTTCTCGGAACGGTTGAAGCAAACGGCAACTGGACGGTGGTCGTTATCGACGGCACACACCTCGACCTTATAGGTTCGACATTTGTGAATGCTTTCAGTACCAGCGCGGCATCCGTGGTTCAGGGCAGAGATGGGACGGCGGTGACTATCACAGCCAATTCGCCCATCTTTAATAACGTGGGCGCCGATGAAGTTTTTTCATTGCAAAATCCTGTCACGACAAGCCTCTCTCAATGGCAACCCGGTGCCTCGGTAACGGCTGGACAAAGATGGCAAAGCGGCATTTACACCTATATCGCCCTTAACAGCGGCACGACGGGAGATTATACCCCTATCCACTTTCAGGGCGCGCGGTGGGATGGCCCGAACTCGACGGGCGTCCATTGGTTATTTGATGACGCCGGCTATGGCATCATCCAGCTTACCGGCATTACCAACCCCTCCGCCGCGACGGGAACGATATCAATCATGCCGCCGGCTGCGACAACATCGTCGGCATCACAGACATTTTTATGGGCGCACGGCCTTTTCGGTTCTGTGCAAGGATATCCCAACGCTGGACGGGTGTTCAGGGATAGACTTGTTCTCGCCATAGGTATTCAGGTCGCGGCATCGATCACAAACAGCTATCTCAATTTCAACCCGCTTGTGAACGGCCTCCAGACCGCCGACGCCGGCATTGTCATCACCTTGCCGTCATCGACGCCGGTGCAATGGATGACAGCGCAAAACTCCCTCCTCCTCGGGACGCTGCAAAACGAAATCGCCATCGGGGAGGTTGACACTTCGCAGCCGTTTTCCGCGACAAACGAGCAGGCGCGCATCCAGACCGCGCATGGATCAAAATACGTCGATGCGCTGCCAATCGAATACCTCAATATGTTCGTGACGCGATCAGGCCAGCAGCTTTGCCAGCAGATGTATAACTGGGCGATCAACGGGTATATGGCTGAGGATATGACCGTTCTTTCCGAGCATATCCCCAAGGGGCCTGACGGAAAACAAGGCATCTCTCAGATGTGTTGGCAGCAAGAGCCTGACAAAATCATATGGGCATGCACCACCGACGGGCGCCTTGTCGCCATGACCTATAACCGCGAGCAAGAGGTTTTCTGTTGGCACAATCACCCGCTGGGCGGGACGGATGCCGCCGCGCCGTTGAATGCCAAGGGCTTCACGAATGCCACAGTTGAAAGCGTGGGGAGTATTCCATCGCCCGATGGGTCGCAAGATGATCTTTGGGTTATCGTCAAGCGCACGATTAACAACGTAGAACGTCGCTATGTAGAATGGCTTGTTCCTTATTTTACCGATGTGCAAGCCAATCTTCCGAATGCGATTTATATGGATGCGGCTATCACCTATGCCGGTGCGGCGACAAATTATGTTATTGGCGCCTATCACCTGATCGGTCAGACGGTTGACGTTCTGATCTCTGGCGGGGTTCATCCTCAAGTCGTTGTTGATAGCGGAGGCGGCGTGACGCTCGAATATGCTGGCACACCAATTCAGATCGGCCTGCCATGCCCGGCTCAGGTCGTCACAATGCGCGTCGACGCTGGGGCTCAACTCGGCAGTTCGCAAGGAACGATCAAGCGCATCCATAAACTTGTCATGCGTCTGTTGAACACATTGACGGGTAACTTCGGGGCGCAAGGACAAACCGGAAATGCCCTTGAGTTCAGGACGCCTCAAATGCCGATGGATGCCCCACCTCTGCTTTACACAGGCGATCAGCGTCAAGATTATCCGGGTGGTTATGATACCGACGCCTTTATCCAGATGACCTTTACCCAGCCGTTGCCGGCAACCGTTGTCGCGCTCAGACCCGAGATGGAAGTCGGAGAAATAACGCAATGAGGACTGAAAAATTAAAGCCGCATCACATGAAGGCCATCATGCCTTTCCTTCAAGATCGTCAGTATGATTTTTCAAAAATGTCTCACGAGCTTATCGACACGGTAGAAGATCACGGCCCCGGCATTGCCGTGTTCGAGGGTGACAGTATTCTCGGGTGTTTGGGGATCATCGACCTCCCCGGCACCCACAGGGCCATTGTGTGGGCCGTATTCGCGGCGGTGATAAAAGAGGACGCAATCGGGTTTTTTCGTGTCGGGATGCGGTTTTTAGCTGAAAATCCCCGTCGAAGGATGGAAATGCACATCGATCCAGACTTCCCAGCCTCCATAAGACTTGCTAAGATGATCGGGTTCAGTTTCGAAGGCACCATGCGGGGCTTCACCGAAACCGGCCTTGACCGACAACTTTGGGCGAAGGTGAAATTATGAGTACAGATATTTTAAATCAAATGGGTAGCCCCCGCATGTCATCGGCTATCGGGGCTTTCAATCAGGGCGTCGGGAACTACGGCAACAACATGGCGAAAAGCACCGCCGCCGGTTGGAATGCCAATATGGCGGGGGAGAACGCCAAGATTGTCGGAGAGCAGGGCGCGGCGAATACCGCGAATGATGTGATCCGCAATCAGCTTGCTCTCGGGAAGCAGCGCGCGGCTTTCGGACAAGCCAACCCGGGCGGTGCCGGCACAGGCACAGCAGCAATCGCTGTCAACCAAAGCACCCTCATGGGGAATATGCAAACGATGCAAGATAATTACAAAAGCACCATCGCGCGGTACTCGGCTATTAATTCTGAAAATATAGATAACTATGAAGCCAAGACAGAGAAAACAAGCGCACAAGAGGGACTTCTCTCGACCTTGATGAATACGAACAAGGCTTTCACCTACGGCTCTGGAAGCTACGGTAATGGCACGGGG